AGAAGGGCAGTAAAGATGCTAAAAGAAGAAAGTCATACTGTGCTAGATCTTTAGGACAGTTGAAAAGAAGTTCTGCTAAAACTAGAAATGATCCTAATAGTAGGATTAGACAAGCTAGGAGAAGATGGAAATGTTAAAACAAATAGGCATATCCGTTGTTGTTTTATCAATAGGTGGAGTAGGAACTATCTTCTATACATGGGGATCATGGACTACAGAAACTTTAATTAAAGTAGATAAAAGAACTGAAGTCATGGAAGTTAAACTAAGTGCTATAGCAGAACGTTTAGAGGAGATTCAAATTGGCTATATCCAGAAGTCAAATGAGAAAGCAAATTACAAAGTCACCTTCACGGAGGAGAACTAATGCCAAAAGACGCATGTTACCGAAAGGTAAAAGCAAGATACAAAGTGTTCCCATCAGCTTACGCAAGCGGCGCTATAGCAAAGTGTCGTAAAGTAGGAGCTGCTAATTATGGAACTGGTGGCAAGAAGAAGAAAAAGAAAAAAACAATTAAGAAAGCTAATGGGGGTATTATTGCTGCTATAGATAATCCTAAAAGACCCGCACCTAAAGGATTTAAGAATGGCGCGTTTATTGCCGCAGGTTGTGGTGATATTGATTCTAGTAAAAGAAAAATAACGAAGACGTACTAATGGTTCGTAAAACAAAAGAAGGACTAGCTCTCAAGAGATGGTTCAAAGAAGATTGGAAAGATGTACGTACAGGCAAGGCTTGTGGGCGTAAGAAAGGAGAGAAACGTGGTACTCCTTATTGTCGTCCTTCTAAACGGGTAAGTTCTAAAACTCCTAAAACATCTTCAGAAATGACAGCTGCTGAAAAGAAAAGTAGAGTAAGTCAGAAGAAACGGTTGGGTCAACCAGCTGGTAAACCAAGACGAGTGAAATCATTGAAAAGGAGAAAGAAAAAATGATGGGTCGTAAAATGAAAACTAAAGGCATGAAAGCTGGTGGCAAAGTAAAAACTAAAGGCTATAAGAATGGTGGTAAGGTAGGAATGTCACTACCACAACTTAGAGCTGCTGCTAAAAAGATGGGTATGAAAATATCTAAAGCCTAATGTCTTATTTAATAAGTAACATTCCACATTTTAAATGTTGGGTGCGGAGAGAGTTTACATGTAATCATCTCAAATATCATGGAGAATTTCTTCACGGTTTAGCCATTGCTGTCAATACAATACCAGATAGATGTTTGAGTTTTCAAATTGTCTTTACTGGTTGTGAAGCAGATGGCGAACCAGAAGACACAATTCATGGTGGTGCAATGTGGGCGCGAATGCCTATCACCGCCTTAGTTGCAGATATACCACTACAAGAGTGGCCTACACTTATGGAAACACATTTGGTACAGCCTTGGGATTGTAGTTCACATTATCATTCTGTTATCAATATGGAGAGGGTAAGTTCCTCACCTTGGATATGCAAGATTGATGGTGAGTTTTATCAAGGTAAGTATTTGTTTACCGTAGATTATACAGAAAGTCATATTGCAGACGACCCTGCACAACACAAGCAAAGTCATGTGTTGCAGTTAACAGATGCAGGAGAGTGGACAGGAAATATTGTAGCTTTACCTAACAATAGAGTTAGAGCCACAAGTCCTGCTTTATGGGAAACAGGGGAAGGACCACCTGATTTTAAACCTAGTCAGCACCTTCACGCTGCAGAAATACACAATAGTTATCTTGATCCAAGAACAACTTTTGATAATTTATATGCAGACTATGAAAAGGATTAAAACTATGATAAGTTTTATTAGAAAAATATTATTGTCTATATCAGGTCTTTTCTTGGATATTGCTGCAGCTTTACCGGGAATAAAAAGAAAAGATACTGAGGAGCCTAAATATCTGGGTGGAGGTGCGAGTACAGAAACACCACAATCCTTTCACGTAGATAGAGAAAAAGGAAAACGAGGAAGACCTAAAGGAGCTAAAAATGAAAAAAAGTCTAAAACCCGTAGATAGTCAAAAGAACCCTGGTTTATCACAACTACCTACAAGTGTACGTAATAAGATGGGGTACATGAAAAAAGGTGGAATGGTCAAAGGTTACAAAAACGGTGGTGCAGTAATTACAAAGACGAATCAAAAACCACACATGGGTTAATGCTATGACAACATCTGGTTCAAGAGATTTCAACTTAGACGTTGGAGAAGTTATAGAAGAAGCATACGAAAGGTGTGGATTAGAAGTTCGTACTGGTTATGATGCAAAAACAGCGCGTAGATCTTTGAATCTTATGTTTGCGGATTGGGCTAATCGTGGATTAAATCTTTGGACAGTTAATCAAGGAACGATTAATTTAACACAAGGACAAGGACAAGAAACTTTAGCAAGTGATATTGTTGATTTGTTAGAGGTTGTACTCCGTCGTGATTCTACTGACTATACTGTTCAGCGAATCAGTAGAGGTGAGTATGTTACATTACCTGATAAAACCACTCAAGGTAGAACTAGCCAATATTATTTTGATAGACAAATTACACCAATCCTAAATTTGTGGGCAGTACCAGAAAACTCTACAGATCAAATTATCTATTACTATGTAAGAAGAATACAAGATGCTGATACATTAGTTAATACTAATGACTTACCATTTAGGTTTTATCCTTGCATGGTAGCAGGGTTAGCTTATTACCTAGCTATGAAAAGAGCGCCAGATAGGGTTCAGATGCTTAAAGCTGTATATGAAGAAGAGTTTCAAAGAGCTGCAGATGAAGATGAAGGAAGAACACCATTGAAGTTACAGCCTAGTCTTGATTACTTGAGGGTGTAATGACCTATGCTAGTGGTAAAAATGCTTGGGGAATATCAGACAGATCTGGAAGAAGGTACAGACTTCGAGATATGAAGACAGAATGGACTGGTGCAAAGGTTGGTCCAGATGAATTTGATCCTAAACATCCACAGTTATTTCCTCCAAAAGCAGCACCAGATCCACAAGCTCTTAGAAATCCAAGACCAGAACCACAATTAAACGTAGAAAGAGCAATACAACATGGGTTTAATCCTGTGGGGTTTGCAGAGATACCGGGAATTACTCCTGCTAACAATCTTGCTCCAGTAGGGGAAGTAGGAACTGTAACCATAAATGCTCTTACTGGTACGTCTGAAGTTGCGGCAGTAAGTGGCGTTCCTACAATAATAGGTTATGTAGGACAAGCAATCGGTCCAACAAGTGCAACTCACACGTTAACTGGTTTAGCAGGAACAAGTGGTCTTGGGTCGGCAATCGCTAGACAAAAGTTTACTGTAACTGTGGCTAACCCAGGTTCTGGTAACAAATACTATATAGATGGGGTTCTTACCCCAACATTAACATTAACTGAAGGATCTACATTCTTCTTTGATTGGTCTGCAGCCTCGGGTCATCCACTAAGATTTTCTACAACTTCTGATGGTACTCATGGAAGTGGTACTGAATACACAACAGGTGTAACAGTAGACATGTCTGGATATACAACTACCATAACAGTTGCATCAGGCGCTCCAACGTTGTATTACTATTGTCAGTACCACTCAGGCATGGGTGGACAAGCAAACACACCATGAGGTAGCTAATGGCATTTACATACGGACAATTAAAGGCAGCCATACAAGAGTATACAGAAAACACAGAAACTCAATTTGTGTCTAATCTTCCTATTTTCATTCGTACAGCAGAAGAAAGAATATTAAAAAGTGTACAACTAACTATTTTTAGAAAGAACGCAAGTGCAGTTACTACTGTTAATGATGAGTTTTTAGCTTGTCCTTCAGACTTTTTAGCTCCTTTTTCATTAAGTCTAGCAGGATCAAATGGTGACAAAGGGTTTGTAGAGTTTAAAGATGTGACATTTATACAAACATATACACCAGATTCTACTACAACTGGAACTCCTAAGTATTATGCTCAGTTTGATGTAGATAATTTTATTCTAGGACCTACTCCTGATGTAGAATATACTTGTGAACTTCATTACTTTTATAGACCAGCAAGTATTACAGATACCTCTGTGTATACAGATGCAAGTTCTACTTGGTTAACTACTAATGCGGAAATGGCTATGCTATATGGTTCTTTAATTGAAGCATACATATTTATGAAGGGTGAACCAGATGTAATGCAGATGTATAATTCGCGCTTTCAAGAAGCACTAATTGGTGTTAAGATGTTAGGTGAAGCAAGACAAACCACAGATCAAGATAGAACTGGACAAGTGATAAGGCAAAAACAATAATGTTTAAATTAGATTTAAATGTTCCAAAAGATGAACCCATTGTTGGTGTAAGAACGACCAATCATAGGGGATTTACACCAGACGAACTGGCGGAACAATGTATGGAAAAAGTGATTTCGGTTTCCGACAATGCTCATCCGGGCATACGGGACCAAGCACGTGCTTTCTCAAAGCACATCGAAAAGCTCATTGCATTCTATATGCGAGAAGCGGTTCGCAGCGATAGGACTACTGTGTATAACGCATTGGTAGATTCTGGTAACCCCAAACTGGCTGAACTAATAAGGAGATTGTAACATGGCTTTCAGCGGAAACTTTATGTGTACGTCTTTCAAGGTAGAACTCTTGAAAGGTCAACACGATTTTACAAATGGAAACGATGTATTTAAGATTGCTCTATATACCAATAGTGCAACTTTTACTGCATCTACTACAGACTATACCTCATCAAATGAAGTTAGTAACTCTGGATCATATAGTGCAGGTGGGGGTGCTTTAACAAACGTAACACCAACATCAGCAAGCACAACTGCTTTTACTGACTTTGCTGATAAAACATTTACATCAGCAACAATTACGGCT